TAGCAAGTATCGCTTTGTTGTCGCTGCTCTTAGTCGTCGTCAAGGGAAGACGTATATCGGAAATATTATTGCCCAATGCGTCGCCCTCGTTCCAGGATGCCATGTACTTATTGTTAGCCCTAATTATAACCTTAGTAACATATCGTTTGACCTTCAACGCAATCTTATAAAACACTTCGACCTTGAAGTTGCACGAGACAATGCAAAAGACCGTGTAATTGAATTAACAAACGGCTCAACAATTCGACTCGGTTCTGTAAACCAAATTGACTCAGTAGTAGGACGTTCATATGACTTTGTTCTCTTCGATGAAGCGGCTTTGGCGGATGGAGAAACTGCCTTCAACGTTGCCATCCGACCCACACTCGATAAACCGGGTAGTAAGGCTTTATTTATTAGCACTCCTCGGGGTCGTAACAATTGGTTCAGTCGTTTTTATAATCGCGGCTATACTGATGAATTTGCTGAGTGGGCCAGCATAAAAGCTACTTGGCAGGATAATCCAAGAGCATCAGAAGAAGATATCGCAGAAGCGCGGCGCTCAATGAGCCAAGCCGAATTTGCACAAGAATACGAGGCAGACTTTAACGTATTCGAAGGACAGATCTGGAACTTCAACTATGAAGACTGTGTACAAGACCTGTCCGAAATGGACTTTAGGGGGATGGATATAATATCGGGGCTCGACGTAGGATTTAAAGACCCCACAGCACTGTGCGTAATAGCTTTCGACGGACATAAATACTATCTCATGGAAGAGTATTATGCCGCGGAGCGCACAACGGAGGAACATGCAGGATACCTTGCGGAAATCATCGATCGACGAGAAGTCGACTACTGCTTCATTGATGCGGCAGCAGCACAAACTCGGTTCGACTTTGCTCAACAATATGACATTTCAACCATTAACGCCAAAAAATCTGTTGTTGATGGGATTGGCCACGTGGCTTCCCTTGTTGACAATGATCGGCTTATCGTTGATTCTTCGTGTATAGAAGTTCTTCGATCTCTCGATCAATATCGCTGGGATCCGAATCCAAACTTAATCAAAGAGAAACCTGTGCACGATTCTTCTTCTCATATGGCTGACGCATTACGATACGCTCTCTATAGTTTTGAAGAGAGTGCTCCGACATTTTAAATCCAAGAAAAAAATAATCCTTGACTTTCAACTAACCTCTCAGTATAATTTATAAAAATGGCAGAGCTAAAACGCGACCCGATCAAGTACATCAGAGACAAAGCCAAAGCGAAGTATGAAAAAGGCGATGCTTGTGAGATTTGCGATGCAAAGGTAAAACTCGATTTTCATCATTTCTATACACTGGCTCCATTGTATCATAAGTGGATAGAAGAGAAGAAGAAACTTCGTCCAGAACATTACACAGATGAATACATTACAATCTGGAGAGACGAGTTTATCGAGGATAATTGGCAAGAACTTTATTTTGATACTGTAACTCTTTGCCACGAACATCATTTAAAGCTGCATAGTATTTACGGGCGTAATCCGGGGCTGCATACAGCAAAGAAGCAAATGCGCTGGGTAGAGATTCAACGAGAAAAACATGGCATGGTATAATTTCTGGAAGACAGAAGAAAAGCTCAACCCAGCCCAAGAAGAGATTGTAGTTAGTCTCGAAGGCTCGGGCCCCATTGCCTCTCGAGAACTTATAACTAACTACACAGCGTATTATGAATACTTAGAAGTTGTGAATCGTGGAGTCAATATGATTGTTGACGACACTTCAGAGATTCCAGTTCGAGTAGGTGAGCCGGTTCAAGGCTTGAATTCGGTTGTAAAGGGTGTAAGGCGTTCTCGTGTTGACTTATTACTCAACAAAGAACCAAACCCTTTTCAAGATATTTCCACTTTTAAGCGAAACCTCATTATCGATTATATACTCGATGGAAATATCTTCATCTACTTCGACGGAACACATCTCTACCATCTTCCAGCAAACTATACTGATATTGAGCCTGATAAAAGAACTTACGTTACAAAGTATACATTTCAGACCAGTATCGATTATAGTCCTTCAGAAATCATTCATGTAAAAGAAAACTCTTTTCACAGTATTTATCGAGGAACAAGCAGACTTCGAGCAGCTCAGCGAGTAATGTCACAACTTACTCGCATGAGAGAGTTTCAAGATAACTTCTTTAAAAACGGAGCCGTTCCAGGCCTCGTAATCAAGTCTCCTTCGGTAATTAGTGAAAAGAACAAAGAAAGAATGATTCAGTCTTGGATGACACGCTATCGTCCAGACGGCGGAGGAAGAAGACCACTGATTTTAGATGGTGGCATGGATTTAGACTCAATCTCAAACGTAAACTTTCGAGAACTTGATTTTGAGACTTCAATCGAAGGAGCTGAAAAAGAAATACTAAAAGTATTGGGCGTTCCCCCGATTATGTTAGATTCTGGCAATAATGCAAACATTCGACCGAACCATCGTCTCTATTACTTAGAAACAATTTTACCAATAGTAGAGAAAGTAAACAGAGCTTTAGAAAGGTTTTTCGGTTACAGCCTTACACCAGACGTGAGCAATATTCCGGCACTTCAGCCCGAATTAAGAGATGCCGCAGCCTACTACTCAACGCTTGTAAATACAGGTATTATTACACCAAACGAAGCTCGAGAAGCGCTTAACTACGACGAACAGTTTGGGGCAAGTGAGCTGAGAGTTCCAGCAAATATTGCAGGCTCTGCAGCAAATCCCTCCGCTGGAGGAAGACCTACAGAAGGAGACTCAGATGAGTAAAAAAGAAATTATGGAAACACTTTTAGAGTATTTTACTACTTTAGGAAGAGTTCCTTTGCGTTCAGAATATAAAAGACTTGGTGGAGACGCACCCGTTCATCCAAAACTTTTAAAAAGGTACTTTAATGGTAAAGACTATCATGCAATTTGTAAAACCATTAGTAGAGCTTATCCTGTAGAGTGGGCTGCCATTGGCACAAAGCCCGTTGAACAGGAAAAACCGAAGCCCGTTCTTGAACCGGCTTCAGAAGACGATCTCAGCCCTCTTGAAAAGCTAAGGTCTGTAAAAGGAGAATCAAGTGAATAAAATTTTTCATATTGGCTCCACATTTAAGGCGTTTGAAGACGGAGACGATCTTCATATCACCGGAATGGCCAGTACAAATAGTACTGACCGCGTTGGAGATGTTATTGAGACAGAGGCCTGGACGAAAGGCGGGCTTGACAGCTATCTCAATAATCCTGTAATTCTTTTTAATCACGATTACAATCAGCCGATTGGCCGAGCAGTTTCGCTAGGTACGAATGATAATGGTCTGCAGTTAAAAGCAAAAATTGCGAAATCTGCTGGTCACGTAGGTGAATTAATTAAAGAAGGCGTTCTTGGAGCTTTTTCTGTTGGTTTCCGAGTCAAGGACGCGGAGTATATGACGGAAACCGATGGATACAAGATCAAGGATGCAGAATTACTGGAGGTTTCGGTAGTCACGGTTCCTGCTAACCAGGCTGCAACCTTTTCTCTTGCGAAATCTTTTGACTCAGAGAATGAGTATGAAGAGTTCAAGAAATCTTTCAAATTAAACGATTCCGAAGAGAAACATGTACTGAATGTTCGGGAGACCGAAGATAAAGTAACTGTTGAGTTTGAAAAACATTCCGACGAATCAATGCCAAAAGACTTATCACAAGTCGAAGCACAGGAGAAAACTATGAGCGATATTGATATCGACGCTATCGTAGCCGCTGCTGTCGAAAAGACTGCGGCTGCAATGGCAATGAAAGACGCTGAGCGCAAGGCAGAAGAGCAAGCTAAGATGGAAGCAGAACAAAAAGCTGCTGCCGAAGCTGAAGCTCAGAAAGCTGCTGAAGAACAGCGTATTGCTACCGCCGTAACGAGCGGTGCAGAAAAATTAATGGCTGACGTTGAAGCTAAAATGGCTGAAAAAGATGCTGATTTTGAAAAAATTGTTGGCGAGTTGCAAAACGAGCTGAAGGAAAAAGCTGACGAAATCGAAAAGATGCGTGAAAGCAAGCGTGTGTTTGCTGACCGCGGCGAGAAGTCTGTAGTTTCTGAAGAAGACATGGTAAATGCACATATTCTTGGTGTAGTTACCCAGAAAGGTCTCGACACTAAGATGGGTCGTGATATTCTTGAGAAGCAAAACACTCAGTCAGGTGTTAATGTCCCTGCTGCTGCAAGTATCGCAGCGTATGAGACTACTGTTTCAACTGCAATTGAGCGTGATATTGAGCTTGAGCTTGTTCTTGAGCCCCTTTTCCGTAAGATTCAGATGAGTTCAGCAGCAATGTTGATTCCGACCATGCCTGATGCTGGTTATGCACAGTGGTCAGAAGCTCCTGCTGATGGAGATAATACCGGTACTGGTGTTCCTTTCAGGGGTAACTTGGAAGATCGCGACGCGGCATCTCCTGGTGCAAATACCGGCATTGGTCTGTCCCAGATCACTTTGACTACTGCTCGTTTGATCTCAAAGTCTTACATTGCAAACGAAACTGAAGAAGATGCAATTATGCCAATTCTTCCTTTAATTCGTGAAGCAATGGTACGTTCACATGCTCGTGCAATTGAACACTCACTTCTTTTAGGCGGTTCAACTTTTGCAACGAACGTAGGCGGTCAAAACGGTCTTGTTAAGCTTGCTGTTGACTCAGGTTTAAACTTGGATTCAGGCGCTTCAGCAGGTGCTTACGTTGCTACCGCAGACGCTCTTTTGAACTTGCGTCAAGCAATGGGCAAATACGGCCGTCGTCCTGGTGACGTAGTTTACTTGGTATCTTTGGATGCTTACTACGACCTTCTCGATGACCCCGATTTCCAAACTATCAACGAAGTTGGTGATCAGCGTGCTACTCGTGTAACGGGTGAAATCGCAAACGTATATGGCTCGCCCGTAGTTGTTTGTGACGAGTTTCCTGGCGGGAAGACCGGTGGCGATCCATGGGCTGTAGCTGTTAACTCTCGTAACTTCGTAGTACCTGTATTGCGTGGTGTTACTGTAGAATCAGACTATGATGTTGAAAATCAGCGTCGTGTATTGATTGCTACCCAACGTCGTGGCTTTAAAAACATCTTCGCCGATGGCGCAGGTGGTCAAGTTATTGCACACACTTGGTAAAATACTTAGGATGGGAGCCTTCGGGCTCCCAAGCCTTTCGAGAATTATAGATGGCTGACTTAATTACATTAGATGATTATAAGTTGTTGGAAGGTATCAACTCTACTCAGTTTGATGAGAAGTTTGAGCTGCTGATTACTAATGTAAGTAGGTTAGTTCGAACTTACTGTAATAATGAGTTCGATGCTTATGCAACTTCTCCTGGATATACAGAGCAATTTGATATTCAGTGGGATACTTATGTAGTGCAATTAAGTAAGTCACCTGTGATTAGTATTACAAATGTTTTTGAAAGGTCTTCCCAGTCAGAAGCATACACAGAACTTTTTGGTTCCGGTACTAATGATAAGTATGAATGGTATCTTGATTCAGTTTCTGATTCAGTATTTCGCACTCAAGAAAGTGGAGCATATAGAAACTGGAGACACGGAGTAGGCGCTGTAAAGGTTACATATCTTGCAGGGTATACAAGCACTCCACAAGATTTGCAACTCGCTGTTGCCGATATTGTTACTTACTATCACTTGAATGAACAGAAAGAGAGACAAAGTATTGGTTCTGCTACTCGTGAAGGCGCAGGCTCCTCTGCAATACGAAATGACCCAGGATTTCCTGACCATATTCGCAGAGTTTTAGATATGTATAGGGTTTCATGAGCAGGGCGATTGTAGATGGAATTATTCGGAGTGCTTTGAATAGAAATGTAAAACGCTTTGATCTAATTGCTAGAAGATATTCTGCAAGAAATAGACCTCATTTACATAAAATCACTCTCCAAGATATTGAAGACACTGTAGTAGACAATTTTATAGGATCAATGTCGAAAATTGTAAAAAATACTGGATTTTTATACTCACAAAAGACTGAAGCTATTTTAAAAAGAATTGCCAAAAAAGTTTTTGATAGCTATGTTGCGAAGTACAATAAAGGTTTAAAAAATAAAGAGTTATTAGCCTCTAAAAGAGGGATGACTATAACTATCTATCAAAACACTCTAAATGAGGTTCGATTAAAAGAAGCTTTATTTGGTTTAGCTTTTCCCTTGATTCGAAAAGAGTTTAAAAATCAATTGAAAGGTGAAAAGGCAGATAGGTTTGAGAAGAGTTTTCGAAGAAGAACTCAGTTTCTACATACCGGAGGAGAAACCGCCGGCAGGGAAAGTGTAAGACTTCTTGGAAAAGCAGTTTCTGGAGAAGCGGTAAGAGAATCTGACTCAGGGCCCAAAAGTCTTCGAGCTTCAGGAATTAGTGAGAAGAATATAGAGAAGAATATCGAAGGAGCTTTGAAAAAAGCAGAAGTAAATGTTTCCTTCTCATCTTCAGAGGCTCGTGAAGCCGGAACAAATGTAATTATTAATATGCTTCGTCAGATAGATGCGGAGTGGAAGTCTTCAGAACAGCAATTAAAAAATAAATATAAGAAAGGTATTGTAGTGAAAGGAACCCTCGGCCCTTCTACTAAAAACCGTCCAGGAAGTGAGTCTACTGACTGGGCCAATCTTCGACCTAGAATGGAAGAAGAGATCGCAAAAGCTCTTGGATTGGACGCAGAAGATTTTGCTACTAAAGCGGCAAGTATGACCCCTTTAGAAAAAGTAGCAAGAATATCTACTAGCTTGATTATCGATGAGATAATGAGGGCTGAGAGTAAGAATGTAAAAGTTGTTGCAACGAAGCAGAAAGCAGATAAACCAAAAAGAGATAAATCTTCTGTTTCCGCTATTTTCGGTAAAAAGAAAGTGTCTGGAGGAAGACCACGCACAAAATCTATAAGTAGAGCTGCAGCAACTTCAGGTAGAAAAGGGGCAAAGCCACAAAATCTTCTAAGGTTGCAAGCATTAATGTCTCAGAAGCTTCCAGATACGATTAGAAAGAATATGGGCGCTCCTGGATTAGAAAATCGTAGTGGAAGGTTTGCAAACTCTGTAAGATTGACCGACGTTTCCACTACTCGACAAGGTTACCCGAGTTTCGGATACACCTATCAGAAAGCTCCTTATGAAATATTTGAGGTGGGAAGAGGAAGAGCTCCTTGGGCGAACTCCGATAGAGACCCAAGAAGGTTGATTGAAAGATCGATGCGAGAAATCGCAGCAGAACTAGCTATGGGAAGATTTTTTACTAGGAGACAGTAATGGCAAACAGAACATACACTTCGAGAAGAATGGCCATTGTAACAGCTCTTGCAGAAAAACTAAAG